CAGGTGTTAAGAAAAATTTAAAACACGTACACGAGGATGTAGAAAAATTGGGCGGTAAGATAGACAAGGTCTATTGGGTTCTTTTAGCTGCTGCGGGATCAGCGGCAGTCTTTGCCATAGAAAAAATTATTAACTAGGAGAAACATATGCAGTTGAGTAAGCACTTTACTTTACAAGAGATGACCAAAAGTATGACGGCCACACGTAAGGGCATAGATAATACACCAGGATCAGGTGAGATAAAAAGTTTAGGTGATCTGTGTTATGAAGTTTTAGAACCACTACGGGCACACTTCGACAAGGCTGTAACAATTACCAGCGGATACCGGAGCGAGGCGCTTTGTGAAGCGATCGGAAGCAAAAAGACATCGCAGCACGCGAAGGGCCAGGCGGTCGACCTAGAAATATTTGGCGTGCCCAACATTAAGACAGCTTACTGGTTACAAAATAACGTAGACTTTGATCAATTGATAATGGAATTTTACGACAAAGATGATCCAGCAGGTGGCTGGGTTCACATAAGCTATCACGAATCAGATTCAAATAGAAAACAAGTGTTAACTTTTGACGGCAAAAAATACACCGAAGGATTACCAGATATGGAATGGTCCGGCGGAAAAGTTGTAGGTTAATCATATAAAACCGATTGCTTTCCGTGCACGTACTAACAATCGGCCAAACTCCAGGTTGCTAGGTTTTACCCATAATAGCTAACGTACAGGGAAATGCCATTGGCAAGATTTGGACGCCCTTGAGCTTTCAAATTTTTTAAAAGAAATTAGTTTTATCCTATAATATCCTACCTACAAATGCAACCAATAAAATTACCAGAACCATCATTCATTATATGTAGGTTTAAACTATCAACATAACCAGATAGTTTTAATCTTAGTATGTCACACAAAGCAAAACAGTCTACTTCTGCAGTTATTACTATGTTTTCCATTATTGATTTTGTAACAGGTATTAATTGAAACAAACCATCATTTAAAATTATTAAATCCAATCTCTTAACTCCTCACCCATAACTTCTGTAGCTATATTTATTTTTTTACGTAAAGCTTTTCTAATCTTTTCATCTATAGTTTTCGGTGCTATAAGATCTACGTATGTTACTGATTTATTCTGACCTATTCTATGTGCTCTATCTTCTGATTGTAATCTTTTTTCTAAATCATAACCATTAGAATAATAAATCATATTATTAGCTGCAGTTAAGGTAATACCATAACCACCGGTTTGTGGATTACCAACAAAGAATCGTGCTTTAGATTCTGGGTCCTGAAACTTTTCTATATTACTTTGTCTTTTCTCTGCCTCAACAGCGCCATAGTATTGTACTATAGAGTCTTCTCCATATTTTTTAGATACAGCTTTTACTATTTGTTTAATATCATAAACATAGTTAGCCCAGATAATAACTTTACCTTCCATTTCTTCTAATAGTTCTAGTAAAGAATTTATACGATTGTTTTTAATTTCTGTAATTGTATCATCATCATTCTTTAAGTGACCACACGTGATCTGGTGCAAACGCATCAATTGTGTAAGTACGTGAGGCGCTGTAGCCATCTTACCTTTTAGAGAAGCGAGGGCCGCTGATTTCATAGTAGAGTAAATTTCTTTTTGTTCATCAGTTAGTTCTACTTCTCTTTGTATGTAAACCTTTGGAGGTAGATCTAAACAATCTTCTTTTAATACTCTGTAAGAAAAATCTTTTAGTTTATCAGATAGTTCACCAAGTCTTTTATAACCACCTATAATTTGTACTCTACGGCCACCAAAATTACGATCTAACATAGTTGCATATCTATTTCTAAATGCATAATAGCTATCAAAACCTAATAAAAAACTATCAAGAAAACCACACTGTGTATACAAATCTAATGGTGATTTAGTTACAGGAGAACCTGTAAGTATTCTTCTGTACTTTGCAAGTAAACCTAATGCAAGAATAGCTTTAGTTCTTTTAGCAGTTGGTGTTTTAATAGTTGTAGATTCATCTATAGCCATCAAAGTATTGTGACAGTTTAAAAATCTTGTAGCAAACTCTAAACCTTTTTTTGTAGAGAATGCTTCTACATTCATTACAAGGATGTGAAGGTCTATGTCTACTTTAAATAATTGTTGGTACTCATTATCCTTTGTCTTAGATGTAGTCGCAGTCCATAGTACAGATTTATGATCTATATGGCTAGCTAAATGATTTGGAATTTCTCCAGAATACCAGTTTCTATAAACACCTTTTGGTGCTATAATTAATGCGCCGTTTATTTTACCTTTATCATAAAGCATAGACATATTATCTACTAACACTTTAGATTTACCTGTACCCATTTCCATAAAGTATGCATATTCTTTTTTATCCCACGATTTTTCTAACGCAGTAATTTGATGGTCGTATGGTTTTGTTTTAAATTTATAGTTCATAATTATTTTCTTCTTTCTAGTTGACAATTATATAAACACTACTATATAGTCTGTCAAGAAGTAAGAAATGAAAAATAAAATATTTGAGTTATATAAACCAGATTCGTTAGCTAGTTTTTTAGAATTTTCTAAAACTAATCCTAAGGAAAAATTTGTTTATGTGATTCAACAACCACCACCTAATATAAATATATTAAGTGCGTCTGATTTTGGTTATCTTGTAATATGCTTACCCAATAGGGACCAAGCAATATTTTCTACTGCACCTTATGTGCAAAAGATGAGAAAAAATTTACAAGACTTTCGTAAGGAAGATTATTTACTTGCTGTAGGAGATCCTGTAATTATAGGTCTCTCAACTTGGCTAGTAGGTGAAACTACAAACGGACAATTTAATATGTTGAAATGGGATAAACGAGAATATAGATACTATCCATTAGAAGTGGACGGATATCAGAAAGGATAACAATGAGTGAAGTAAGAAATATGATGTTAGAAGATTCAAAAGATCTTTTAGATAATGTAGAAGTATCAACTGTTGCACAAGAATGTGTAAAGTTAAAAAATAAAGAGGATGAGATTGCATCGTTAGAGGAGCAACTCAAAACTAAAAAACTAGAGGCTGATGATATCAGTTCTCGTGTAATACCAGAATTACTGGCAGAACAAGGACTATCAGAAATTAAATTAGCTGATGGATCTAAAGTAGCTGTTAAAAAAGAATTTAGGTGCACTCTTCCAAAAGATGAAGTGAAGAGAAATGCAGCCTATCAATGGCTTCGTGATCAAGGGTTAGGAGATATTATTAAAAACAATATCTTTGTAACGTTTGGTAAGGGAGAAGATAACAAGGCTGAGCAATTGCTTAACCTTGCTGCGGAGAATGGCTTTGAACCACAACAGAAATCTGATGTGGCTTGGATGACATTGACTGCACTATTCAGAGAGCGTATCGAGTCCGGGCTCGATATGCCATCTGACGTCTTTAGCACTTGGATTAAAGACAAAACTAAAATAACTCGGAAATAATGGAGAAAATGTAATGAGTAATGAAGTAATGAAAAAAGACTCTGGATCACTTGCCTTGTTTGGTGATGATGCAGCTAAAGGTTTTGAGAATATGACGCAAGAAGATATGGCGTTACCGTTCGTTAGAATCTTAGGACAACTGTCACCGCAGGTAACTGAAGGTGATGGTAAGTATATAGAGGGTGCCAAACCAGGTATGATCTATAATACTGTTACCAGCGAGTTATTCGATGGTAAAAAAGGTATCAAGATAATTCCTTGCTACTACAAAAAAGATTATCCAGAATGGTCTGATAGAGGCGATGGTCCAGGTGCTCCTGTGGCTGTACATCTACCAAACAGTCCGGTAATCGCAACAGGTAAGAGAGATGGATCTAAAATTAGATTACCAAATGGTAATTATTTAGAAGAAACAGCATCTTACTATGTAATGATTGAGACAAAGTCAGGTGGTTTTACACCAGCTTTGATCACAATGAAATCAACTCAATTAAATGTCAGTAAGAAATGGAATTCTATGATGAAAACCATACAAATTGCTGATGGCAAGGGTGGATTTGCTATCCCTCCTATGCACGGAGTTGTTTATAATCTAGCATCTACATTACAAAAGAACGATAAAGGTTCTTGGTATGGCTGGGTTGTAACACAGGACAGAATTTTAGGACAAGCAGATAAGGCTTTGTACTTAAGTGCAAAAGACTTTTCTGGGAATGTATCTAAAGGGACCGTTCAAACAAAAGCTGATGTTGAAGAGAAAGTATCGGACTCAACTCCATACTAAATTAAATAAGGGGGATTGTGAGATCCCCCTTTACAAAGAAAGAAGAAGTGATAATGAATAAATTCAAAAATATATTTCAAGGATTAGAAATCGCTTATGGACAATACCAACCAGGTGAGCGAGGAGAAAATGGAAAGCAACAAGGCAAAGCTTTTATTGTACGTGGAACCGTCACAGACGAACTCTGGGACAGACATTTACGTGGAGAAGGAGCAGCCCTTGGAATCATCCCTATTACAGAAAATAATGATAGTAGGTGGGGGTGCATTGATATTGACGAATATAACTTTGATCACACTAGCCTCGTTAAAAGTATTCGGGATCTTAAACTCCCTTTAATAGTTTGCCGTAGTAAGTCTGGCGGCGCACACGTATTTTTATTTACCAAAGAAAACATTCCTGCATCATTGATGCAATCAAAATTAAAAGAGATGTCAATCATACTTGGGTATGAAGGCTCTGAAATATTTCCAAAACAAACAGAAATTCTAGTGGATCGTGGGGACACTGGTAACTTTTTAAACTTACCCTACTTCAATGAAATGAAAGGACTACGTTATGCTATCAACGATACTGGCGCCGGTTGTACACTTGAGGAATTTTATCAGCTCTATGATAAGTTTTCTTTACGAAAAGAAGAGGTGGAACAAATTAAAACGGAAAAGAAAAAAATAGAAGAATCGTTTCCTGGAGGACCTCCTTGCTTAAACAAATTAGCATCAACAGGTTTTGGTGAGGGGTCCAGGAACAATGCATTATTTAATGTAGCAGTATATTATAAACAAGCACATCCAGATACTTGGGAAGATGAAATTGTAAAAGCCAATATGAAATTTATGGAACCACCACTAAGTAATAGTGAGGTTCAACAATTAATTAAATCAGTAAACAGAAAAGGTTATGATAAGTATAGATGTAAAGATGCACCTATCAATGCAGTATGTCAGTCTGGTTTATGTAGAACAAAAAGATTTGGTGTAGGGTTTGGAGAAGAAGAGATGCCAGTATTAGGTAGTCTTACAAAATATTCATCAACACCACCACAATGGTTTTTAGATGTAGATAAAAAAAGAATAGAATTAAAATCAGAACAACTTTACAGTCCTAACTTATTTGCACTAGCGTGTTTAGATCAAGCAAATTTAATTGTACCCATACCAAAACCAAAAGATTGGAAACAACATTTTTTAAAACCTATGATGCAAGGACTGCAAGAAGTAGAACCTTTAGAGTCTTTAAATCCTGTTAATGAATTGACTGGACTGTTGCAAGACTGGACAACAAATAGACAATCAGCAAGAGTTATAGATGATGTGTTTAATAAATTACCTTTTACTGATGAGAAAAGAGAATACACATATTTTAGAATGGAAGACTTTTATAATTTTTGCAAACGTAATCACTGGGAGAAAGATAAAAATCAAACAGGTAATTTAATAAAAAGACTTGATGAGTTTGTAGGAGAAGAGAGAGTAAGAATAAAAAAACAACAACCAAGACTAATTAAAATAAAAACAATGAAACAGACAGAGGCGTCAGTTTCTAAAACAGCATATCTAGAAGAGCATTTTTAATGTTTGACACAGATGTGGGGGTTAATTGGCATTTAAAGTTTCGTTTGAAGATAGAAGAATTACAAAAAGAAAATGAAAAACTTAAAACTAAAAACAACATACTAGAAAGAAGAATAAAAAAATATGAAAACAATAATATTAGGACCGCCGGGGACAGGAAAAACAACAACACTATTAAATCTAGTGGATCAATTTATTCAACAGGGAGTAAGACCTAAACAAATTGGGTACTTTTCGTTTACTAAAAAAGCTGCAACAGAAGCAGCAAACAGAGCAGCAAAGAAATTTGGTTTAGATATAGAAAATGATCTAGCATTCTTTAGAACTTTACACTCCTACGCATTTAATCAATTAGGAATGACTAAAGAAAAGATGTTAGGTGCAGATGACTACAAAGAGTTTGGTGAGAAATGTGGCATACCAATTAAGACAGCAAAGTTTTCTGATAGTGATGGTACTTTTAATTGTGATAACGAATACCTTACAATTATAAATACAGCAGCTGTAAAAAGAATGGACTTATTAGAGTATTATGACTCAAGACAGAACATATTAGACATAGAACGCAACACTTTGTTTCTATTGTCAGAAGAGCTAAAAAGATTTAAAAAAGAAAAAGGTTTGAAAGATTTTAATGATTTACTAGAAGATTTTATTGCAAAAGAATCTACAAATAAATTTGAAGTATTGTTTATAGATGAAGCGCAAGACTTATCTTTATTACAGTGGGAGATGGTGAGAAAAATTTGGGCAAGAGCAGGTAAGACTTACATCGCAGGTGACGATGACCAGGCTATATTTAAATGGGCCGGTGCAGATGTAGATCACTTCATAGCACTTAAAGAAGAAGTAGATGATATACAAACACTAGATCAATCTTATAGGATTCCTGGTGGACCTATACACGAACTATCACAAAATATTATAAACAAAGTACAAAATAGATTTGATAAAAATTATAAACCTAGAGAAGAACAAGGAATCTTAAAAAGATATTCTGACATTACACAAGTAGATATGAGTCAAGGCAATTGGTTAGTTTTATCTGCTGCAAATTATTTTTTAGATGATGCTAAAGATTTATGTGAAATACAAGGATGGTACTATCAATACAAAGGACGTAACTCTATACCACTTAAATTATTACTAGCTCTTAATAACTGGGAAGCTTGGCGTAAAGGTGGATTACTTAATCACCTGGAGATAAAAAATATTTATGAATATCTTGGATCAAATGTATTAGAAGGATTTAGAAAAGGTAAAACACTACACGCAGATAATAAATATAAATTAGAAGAGTGTCAACAACAGCACGGTTTATTAATAAACACAGTTTGGTATGAAGCATTCGAAGGTCTAGATGCTATGACCGAGAATTACATTCGTAATATGAGGGCGAATGGTGAAACATTAAATAGAAATCCTCGTATAATAATGTCAACTATACACGGAGCGAAAGGAGGAGAAGCTGACAAAGTTTTATTGATGCAAGACATAACAGGTGCTGCGCTAGAAACGTTTAGTCACGACCCGGATGAATTACATAGATTATTTTATACCGGAGCAACGCGCGCGAAGCGTGAATTGCACGTCTTAGATCCAAAAGATTTTGATCGAGCTTATATATTATGACCAACAGTGAACTACTTAAAAAAGCGGGATACGACTCACTAGGTAAACAAGTGGGTGGTAAACATTATAAGAATATGAAGATACAACCTGCAGAATTTATAAATGAAAACAAGTTGCTTTTTGCAGAAGGCAACGCTATAAAATATATATGTAGACATTCTACAAAGGGAAAAGAGGAAGATGTGAAGAAGGCAATACATTATTTAGAG